GCGGATTGATTTTACCGGGGCCATTGACGAAGAAAGATTCGCATCTACAGAAAGAGGCTTCGAGGTCGCGGTAGTTCGTAAAGGATTGCACAGGTTTTGCATGGCTGTGATTAAGCCAAAAGCTGTACTTCCTCACATGGTAAGCATAAGAACCAACATCGGCGGCGTTGACACAATTATGACGTCCCGTAAGCCTAAAGACGATGCTGTCGTGCTAGAGACTGAGCTTTTACGATACTCTGATAGAGTATTGATCAGTATTTTAGAAGGAGACGTACACGATATGTTTGTCTTCATGCGCGACCCTACTAACGTAAAGACGCTAGTTATGGTGACATACATCGGCGTAGACCCTAACGAATCCCAACAATATTTCTCAGATTTTTTTGAACAAGGAAAAGCATAATGATTAATCGCCCTAAACAAACAAAGTTACGCATAGGTATCAACGGCGTAGGCTGTAGCGAACTGGCTGAAATCACTCACGGTATCATTAAAGCGACTGTAGATAATAAACACATCACGTTAAGCTTTAATGATCTCTCATATAACGAAACAATATTGCCGCAGATGCACTATGCTGTATCAAGCAAGGACACCCGCAGCGGCTACCTTGCGCACAAAGCCACTGCGTTTCCTCTTCTTGTGCCTGAAGGTCAAGAGGCTGAGCAGCAACGAGGCCAGTGCCTAAACTACGCTACTGAAGTAACAGGATCGCATACGGTCATGCGCATAGTCGGCCATGTGCTGAACATGAATACACAGGAAGTTCTTTTTACCTTCAGTGCCCACACGATTATCGACACTAAAGACCCGTGCTGGTGCGTCACGATCGACGATTTCGTTGATCATGGTACGGTCGCGGCATTAATCTAAAAATAATGTGGTAAACTGAGCCTGCATATAGCAGGCTTTTTAACGACTAGAGGAAAGTATATGAGTGTTTCAGATAAACAAATATTCGACAAGTTACGGGAAATGTCCGGCGGGAAGTTGACCCAAGAACAGGTTGACGGACTAAATGCCGTTATTCAGGCTGGCCACCGTGAATCTATCATACAGGCGTTCGCGCTTGGCACTGACGATGTTGATATGCACGTATCCTTAGACGGTATGAATCTTATCGCTGGCTTTGAAGGGTTCCGCGATACGGCGTATAAAGACATCGCCGGAGTCTGGACTATTGGCTTTGGTACGACTGTTTACCCTAACGGCGTTCGCGTTAAGAATGGCGATACGTGTACGCGCGAGCAAGCGCTGCTTTGGAAGAAACATGATATTGAGTTCTTTGAACGTCACGTCAATCGAATCATTACTGTACCATTAACTCAGCGTCAGTTTGATGCGGTCGTCAGCCTTGTATATAACATCGGCGTGAAAGCGTTTGAAGACGGCACAGTAGACGATCTTATCAATGCTGGCAATATTAAAGAGGCTACTGAAGTGTGGGCAAAGTATAACAAGGCCCGTAATCCGAAGACTGGCAAGCTGGAAGTATCGCAAGGACTGGTCAACCGCCGTACAGCAGAAATTGCGTACTTTACTGGCAAATAGGCATTAAAAAGGCCGATAGCAAATTAATGTTATCGGCCTATAATTATTTCACGCTAGATAGGCCCATTGCGAAATAATTTACTTTGTAGAGGACTACAGGACGCACCTTAACAGACTAAGTTACCTCGTGTCAACCATTTGATAATAACAAGTCAATATCTGTCGGAACGTAAACTTTACCCGACGTATTGAATTGGACTCGCGACTGTGCTTCTGGCATTTCTACAAGAAGTCCAGACATAATTAGCGCCTTAATTGCAGAATGAAGCGCAGCGGTAGCTCCGCGACGATCGTTCTTAAACGCTTTTGTATTTGCTAAACGACGCTGAAAGTAAATATACGGTATCGCATTTACTGGCATCATTTCAGGCTTAACTCCGTACTTAGCAGTCGCAGGCTTATCAAGTATGTAAGACTTTATCATCGCAATAAGACGAGTTTGCTGCTCATTATCGTTCTGAGCTACGCGAGTGGTGAGTAGTCCCATGTTGAAGCGGCGGCACATACGCATAACGTCTTTCAGTACAACATGACGCGCCCATAAAAAATCGCTTTCAGATATTGTAGGCATTGAAAGATTCTTGCCCACAGCAACCAGTGCGGCCAGTTTTAGCGTCTTAACGTGCGCTCGCGTCCATAAATCTCGAATAGCCTCTTCGGCGGTGCCGTTAATCTGCGCATCACAAAAAGTATCGAACTCGTCGATTAACTTCTGCGCTTCTGGTGAATATGCGACGTTCACAGCCTGAAGCGAACTCATTTGCTGATTACAGAACATCGCCAACGCAGCAAGACCGCTGATAAGATCAGAGTTCGGGTATACGGTATTGTGATCCGGGTTATTCTTCGGACGCGGCCCGTCGTACTGGATAATCGTCCAGCGTGGAATAAACCCCTCAGAAATTAGCTCTTCGTCGATGTTCTCAAAGAAACGAAGCGGGGTAGATTCACCCAATAAAGATACAGACGGCGATATAATAGTATCCGTGTTCTTCGCTGAGTCAGCGTAAATCGTCGGCTGAACTGTACTTCCCATACCAGACTTGCCGTACAGCGCAAGTAATACACGGCGAAGACCCTGAAAGTGTGCAGGCGCGTTGCTGTCTGATACGTTCTTCAGCCACATACCGCACTCACCAATTACAGAAACGAAGCAGCGCTGTTTACTTGCAAGACGATTTAACAGTGCTTGCGGCGACGCAATCTCTGACGGCCCCATGAAAAGATCAGACGACGGTACTAGCGGCTTAATCGTATTCATAAGCTTACTGATACCGGTGTGTACTGCTTCTTTACCGACCCCGGTAGGTGCCAATAGCAGCAAATAAGTATTCAGTCCTAAGCCTGATACGTTAAATGAGTTCCCGGCGATGCCTGCCATAAGTCCGATGGCCGCTCCGATGGCGAGTTCTTTTACTGGTCGCGGCGCTGAGCGATACACATATTCTGCGATTTCTCCCATTAGGCCCTCTGGCATTGTGTACGGGTCGTCAACGCTAGACGCCGCGTAGTTTGTTGCATTAAATGCTTGAGCGTTCATATCAATACTTTGCTCCGTAATTTGTTGCGGTACAGCCTCCGGCGTAGTCGCTAAAGGTGCCGTCGCTTGTTGTGCAGCTAAGTGCGCCGCAAGCATTGCCGCCGTTTGTTGCTGCATAGTTTCTAAGTTGATCTTTGGCGGCAGCTTATCATAGGCTTTATTGATTGTAGGTAAAAGGTAATCGTCGCGCCAAGCCTTCGCCCGCTGGCCCAAAGCTGAGAAGCGGAATAGGCGCGCAATCTGTTCTGTGTTCTGAGTATAGAATGCGAGTATGTCGATAAGAGCGAAGTCTGCTTCAGACTGCGACTGATACCATTCGCCGTAATTACCGTGCCATAACTGAATAAATTTATGCCCGTTCTTCGCGCTGGCCGCTTTGTCGATTACACCCTGATCGTCGCAAGGTACAGGGTCGGTGCCGTCGTATGTGACGTAAATGTCTGAAGTCTTCGGCGCAATAGACTGCCAAAGATCGAATACCTCTTCTTGGCGATATTCGATAGGAACGTCGTTACACACGTTGCCCGTAACCGTCATAAAGCGCATGTTACTGTATACTTCGACCGGGCGCTTGTTGCGTCCTTTAGATACTTCAGCTTTCGTCCAGATATGTACGCCTGTACCTGACGGACTGTATTCTGTAAAAGAGTTCATCTTAAAGAATATATCGTTATTCTTGATTCGATCTTCTTCAGTAGTCGGCGCGTCGAGGTCAATTACAGTATACGGGTCGTCGCGCGTAAGCACGAAGCCAACGCCGTCATAATTGTGGGCACGTTGAAATCTTATCGCGTCCTGAAAAGTAGACCAGCTAAGGCGGTCAACAGATGACGCCATTCTTCCAGTAATTGCCGAATAAGGGACTTTTGTCGGCTTTTTAGGAGGCGTCTCTACTTGCTCATAACGCCATGCTACCCATTGTTTATGCCGCTTCAGCTCGTCCGGGATTCCGTTCTCATTTACCGCTGTCATTGTGCGACGCCCCCTTAGACAAATAGAAGCAGAGTGTTTCTACTTTATTTACACCGTGGTCGCGGTCGGGATTAGCCGCGAAATCGGTTATCCACGCCTTGCTCAAGCCAGTTGCGATAGCGATTGCATCAAGCGTAAGCGACCGCGGCCTATCACGTAGAAGCTGGCGCGTCGTCTTAGCTAATTGTGGTTCAAAAGTCATAATTGTGTCTCCCTTTGCACGCCATAGTATCGTTTAATATATTCCAGTTCAAGTATAAACTTTTATATTTATCACTTAATTTATTATTGACAGCATCGTCTGATGCAGGTAGAGTACCTAAAAACAGCAGGAGGGATTACTCAAATGTCCGACTTGAACACACTGATTAGCGCCCATTGGCAAGCAAAAGCCAATCTTGAGGCCGCAAAGAAAGCAGAAAAGGACGCCCGTGACGCGCTTTCAGACTTTTTAAATAAAGGTGAACAGTCGCTTAAAAATCACACACTGACGCTTAGTGGTGGGTGGAAATTAAAGCACGAAGTAGCGCGCACTTTAAAAGTTAATAAATCGCATGAAGCTTATAAGAGCTTGCCCACACTTCTTACGCCAGAGCAGCTCGATGCTTTAGTGCGTGAAAAGAGGACACTTGAGTACAGCTACAGTGCCTTTGCGTCATTACCGAAAGAAATAATCGAGCAGCTTACGCCGTTTATCAGCGTAAACGAGGCAGTAGCCATCAAGTACGATCAACCAACGGATAACCGATAATATGGCCGCACCTACTTATGCTGATCCCGTCATTCATACGACGCAGGGTTATGTCAGCGCAGCCGGCGTGAAGATGCTTGTCTATGCTCCGCCGCATAAAGGTAAAACCGATTTAATCAAGACGCTGCCTAAACCTTTAGTGTTGGCGTCAGAACACGGCTTAGCGACACTGAACAAGTATAATATTCCTTATACTCAGTGCGAGACTGTAGAGCAGGTAAAAGCGCTTACTAAGTGGATTAACGACGGAAAGTATAAAGGGAAGTACGAATCTATCGTTCTTGACAGTATTTCATACTTGACGACGGCGCTGCTTGGAGAGTTCCGCAATAACACGGCTCTTTATACAAATAACGGGATGAAGCACTACGGTCTGCTAAAAGACCACGCTACTGACTTACTTGCTGCATTATTCTCCGCGAACGTACATGTATACGTTACTGCATGGGAAGGCGACAAGTACGACGCGTTCGGCACTCTAGTTTGCAATTATCCTGAAACTGAAGGAAAAGCGCTACAATCGTATTTAGTTCACTATTTTGACTTGACAGCTCACTTAGCTTGGCATAGTATGGACGTAGCGCAGGCAGATGGGACGACGCTGAAGCAAGAATTTCCATACTTGCAGACAGTAGAGGCTAACGGAAAGTTTGCACGAAGCCGTGTACAAGGACTAGACGCTTTTGAGCCGGCACACTTAGGTAACTTAATCAACAAACTTGCAAACTTGCAAGCAACACCACAACACTGAGGATTACATCATGTCACAAGTATTTCAAGCACCGATTAACTTAGGCGCGATTGATTTACCGAACTCAGGTTCATTCTTCGACGTCGAAGGTCAGTTTAAGATGATCGTCGAAAAGTCAGAGTTCAAGTCTGCTAAAAACAACCAAGCGAATATGATGCTGGCTTTGACGCTGAAGATCATCGAAGGCGAACACGCTGGTAAACGCGGTACGCACAACCTTAACCTTTACAACTCGAACCAAGATGCAGTTAGAATCGCGTATTCTGAACTCGCTGCTTACGCTACCGCAATGGGCGCCCCGGTTGTCCTAGAGAACACAGGTCAATTGTGTGGGAAACCTTTCTGCGTATATGTACACGTTAAAGAGGAACCTGCACGCGATGATCCAAATAAGACGTACAAAAGCAACCGCTTCAGTGATTGGGCGTATGCTGACGGCACTCCGATCGTTCGCGGACAGTTTGGCGCGACTCAGGGCCAGCCTGCTCAAGCTGGCTACGCTGCTCCGGGTCAAGCCCCTGCCCCGCAAGCGCCAGTTGCACCAGTGGCGGCACCAGTTGCTCCGGCAGCGCCGCAACAAGGTTACGCAGCTCCGCAAGCACCAGCAGCCGCGCCTCAGCAAGCGTATGCGGCGCCAGCAGCACCGGCCGCAGCGCCAGTAGCAGCCCCACAAGTGGCGCCGCAACAACCTGCGTTCGCTCCGCCAGCAGGTGCCGCTCCATTCGCTCCGCCACAAGCATAATGCTTAGTTGACGACGATAAGGGCATTGTTACGACAGTGCCTTTATTTTAAGGGGATTAAAAATGCCGATACTTTATAAGTTAATAATTGCCGAAAACGGAAAGCCGCGCTATTCTGCGCTTGAGTTCTGCCATAGCTGCGGATCGACTGATATTATTTTTGATCGTCACGCGAAAGGGAAAAACAGTCATCAAGCTAAAAACGGACGATGGAGCTGCCTCGACTGCGATGCTTCTGTAGCTGCCCACAGTGACGGGCGTCCGCAAGGATACCTTGCTGATCAACGCGTTCGCACCATGCGCTATAACTTCCATAAAGCAATGAATGTGCTACTAGATCAGAATTATGAATACGACGACATTTGTTCTTATCTACAAGCTAGACTACATATTGAGGCCGATCATCTTCACAGTGCATGGCTGACGATGGGCGAGCTTGTACGCGCTATAGAATATATGCAAGAACGCGCTAAGCGTCCTTACAAGAACAGACCTTATAAAGTAAAGCTAGTACGCGTCTCTAAACAACGCAAAGAGTCTTACGCCGCGAAGCAGCAGCGACATAAACGCGAGGGTTATTATTGTGCATGAAGAAAAAGGACTAGACGATCTTATATTAGACGCTGTCTCTACTGCCATAACGAGCGACGACGAGTTCCCATTTAGGCATCATCTAGGCGCATCGTTGCTAGGAAGTGACTGCGAGCTTCAGCTATTCTTTTCATTTCGCTGGGTGAAGGACGTGCAGCATGAGAGCCGTATCGAGCGCATCTTCAGCAAAGGACGCCGCGAAGAGATCGTTATGCTCGATCATCTTGAGCAGGCAGGACTCACGCTGACCCGCGAGAAAGAAGGGCAGCAGATACGCGCTCCTATGCCGCCGCACTTAGGCGGAAGTACCGACGCGATACTTCATGTACCGGCGTCTCATGTTCATTTATACGGACACTACATGCCTATCGAGGTGAAGACACACAAGCAAGAAACATTCAATAGAGTTAAAAAGAAGCCGCTGTTTGAATCAATGCCGCAGCACTGGTGTCAGGCGAATATCTACGCTGTTCAGTTCGGCATGTCGCACTTTATGTACTACGCGAAGAACAAGAACAACGAAGAGTATCACCTCAAGATATACGAAGCTAATCCGACAGTCGCGAAGATCAACATTGAGCGCGGCAGTCGCATTGTCGTCGCTAACATACGCGAATCATTGGGCCGCACGACGGCGAAGCATAAATGCAATATGTGTGACTATAAAGAAATATGTAAGATGCGATTACCCGCTGAAGCAGTAAACTGCCGTAGCTGCAAGCACGCGTTTCCTATGGCCGAAGGTACTTGGTTGTGCAATAAACACGGCAAAGAAATTATTAAATTCACTGAAATAGTTACGGCTGAAATGTGTGGCTGGTGGGAGTCGATTGTATGAAAAAGATTACGCCGCGTGACTATCAAGCGCGGGTGCATGATGCGACGCTTAATTACTTATGGACGACTCCGAACGCCCGCGGCCTGATCCTAGAGCCTACCGGTGTGGGCAAGTCAGTACAGATTGCGATGGCCGTTGAAGCGACTAAAATGTACGTGCCTGACTCCCGTATTTTGATGCTTACCCACAGTAAAGAACTCGTCGAGCAGAACTACGAGAAGCTTGCCAGCATGACGAATCATCACGTCGGCTTATGGTCGTC